TATGCAGTTTGAGTATTAGCAGCAACATTCACACTTTGCATTTGGGTTTTAGTTGCTGGTGATATTAAATTACGATTAATAAGTTTCTGTTCTTCTTCTGAGGTGTCTTCTCCTAAAATTTTACGTCTAATTAAATCAGCTGCTCTAGCTTCATCAGCATTTGTTTCCAAAGCTGTAAACCTTCCTTCGCCTATAGACACAGCTGCCATCAATTCATTGACATGTTGTTTAGTAAAGAATGCTTTTTCATTAGTACCGATACCACCTGGACCAGCTGCGTGAGGAAATGCATGTTTAAGAAACGATGTCATAACATCGCGTGTTATCCAACCGTCCTTAGCTATAGCTTCTAAATCATTCTTTATACTTTCAGTAACTTGTTGTTGTACAGTTTTAATTACTTTACCATTATCATCTACAATGTCTGTTAACTTAAGCGCACGATTTGCCCGTTCATCTACCCAAAACTTATTTACTAATTTATCATCATGCCTTATGGCCCAGAACTGTTCACGAAGTTGAACCTGTTTTGCAGTCGAAACTCTACTAATTGCTGCTGCTTGTTGTACTCCTTTTCTTGATCCAAGTTGTCTAGATTGTTCACCAAGTAAAAGAGATGCTTTAAAATCGTCATCAAGTTCTAAATAATCTAATTGCTCATCTTGCCATGCTATCCAATTTGCTCTATTATCTGCATCACTTGCTTTCTCAAAATTTGTTAGGTCTTCACCTTTTAAACTTATTTTATAATCATCATAACTAAGGTTTTGAAATTTATCTCTTGCTGCAAACTGGCGAAGTCGTATAACATTTCTAGGGCTATTTTGTTCAATAAACCATGCAAGCTCATCTTTATTAGCCTCATAAAATATACGTGCAGCTTCATCAGCTTTTGCTTGAGCTTCTTTTGTTGTAGCTGTTTTAGCTTCCCACTGTAACGCCTTATACTCCTGAAATTTAGCAAGACCAGGTTTCCCTAGTGCTTCAGATAACCATTTTCTATCTTCTAATTTCTCTTTTTTTTCTTGAGCTGCTTTTTGTTGCCTTGCTAGAGTACCTACTGTTTGTGATAAACCTGAAAGCTTCTCCAACATTTTAATTGGAGATTGCTCAGCCATTACTTTTAATTGCTCTGCATCTCTTGCCTTTAATCTTTCACCATGTTCACGACGTTTTCGTTCGTCTTCAGCATAATACTGGGCTAAACCTTCTACCCAATTGGTAGTGCCACCTGCGATTAAATATTTAGATGATTCCATTAGTTAAAGGTCCGTATAGTATGTCCAAATATTGGGTCTATTCTAGAAGTGAAACCTGCTCCTGCTTTAGATCCTGCACTAGCAATAGATCCTGCACTAGCAAATGGTGTAAATCCTAATGCGCCAAATCCAGTCGCTATACCAGCAACACTACTAGCAATACTAAGTGCATCCATAAATGCAGCTTGACCTACATTGCGTAGAACAGGTTTTGGCGGTGCAATGTCAGGACTCTTAACAATATTATTTTGAGCGAAGGCAGCCATTTGTTGTTGCCTTGCTTGTGCTGCAGCTTTAGCACCAGCTTTATTAAACTCTCTACGAGCTTTTGTTAATTTGTATGCATCACGTGAACCTTGAGATAAAAGCTTACCTACATCTAAAGCACGTATTCTTCTAACAGAAGCTCCAGTACGTCCTGATGCTGCTAATTGATCACTTGTTGATTCTGATGCAAACTGTGCAAAACGTTCCTCTTGAGCTTGAGTGGCTTCAGCAATTAGATCTCCATATTTCTCTTGTATTTCCGCATACGCATTACCTAAGCCAACATGCGTTGCGTCTAATGTTTGATCATATTGAACACGTTCGACATTAGTTTGCGATATCGTATTCATCCAATTCCGTTCTCGAACCTTGAGTTGGTATTCATACTGCCTCATGGCAGCTTTGTTGGCTTCTCTAGCCTGGTTTCCTAAGCACACGGCAAAACTCTATAAAGGATAAGTTATTAGGCCCGTGGGAAATTTCTCTTAAAAATTTGAAGCCTAAAAATTTGAGTAGTTTTAAGTGGACTGTGTTTCGTTTGTCAACGATATTCCAAAGCAAAGGTTCTGTTCTACTCTCAACAAACCTCTTAGCTTCTCTTGCAAATGTTACTGGGTACTCATGGATAGCTGGTGTACATACCATCCATATAATACCACCTTTATCAACTCCGGCCAATCCGGCAGTCTTGCCGTTAGGCACCTCGAACCAGACGCCAGTGGACTCCTGAGCTGACTTAGTGAGGACTTCCATAGGATCTAGCCCCCAACCTTCTTCGATCTCTCTACGGTCTTCTGGACGTAAATTAGAGGCCACCTCTTTGGCAGCCTCCACGGTTAATGGGTGAATGTAATTAGACACGTCTGTAGTATTTGTTACTGTAATCTCCTTCCCATGTCATTGAAAACAAGGTAGCAGGAGATGGGTGTGTGGATTTAAGTGATAAGGTTAAGTTTGTATTTCTTTCATATATAGGTATAGTAGCATGACTATCAGGTGTAAATTGTACTCGGTTAGATGTATAAGCATCAGCCATCACTGACTCGTATAACTCTGTATAGTCAGGTTTACCTACTCTTTCTAGTTTAGTTTCATATACTCCTAATGGGCCAAAGCTGAATTTAACCCTATGTAGTACTAAAGATCCATGTACTTGAGATCTGAACTTATCCCCAAGAGATTGTACAACAAAAATAGTAGGGAATTTTATTTCCATATCAAATGTATAACCTAGTATGATACTACCTGGTGGTGTAATGTCATCACTTGTTAAGTTATCATCTACTCCCTGAGGGTCATATGTTTTCCAATTACCTGGTAATTTAATACTAGCAGTTCCAGCGTCATCAAATGTATAAGCAGGTCCACTCATACCTTGGAAAGTTTTATCAGCTGTAGTAGGTACAACTATTGCATGTAACTTACCTTGAGCATTATTAAAACCTACAGGTATAGCAAATTTTGTAAAGTCACCATTGGAGTCATATGTCAATGCTGTATGAGCTACAGCAGTTGCATTATCTAAATGTAATCTATAAGTTAAATCATCATCAGTAGTATCAGTACCTAAATCATTAACTAATGTATTAGTAGAATCATCTAATTTAATAGCGAATCTCTGTAATACATCCTTAGTACCATTACGTACTACTACATATAATGCATCATCTAACATCGCCATATGCTGTATATCACCACTCAAGGTCCATCTAAACCAAGAGTTCTGTATTCGTTTCTCAATAGAACTAAAATATCTATAACCAAATATTTCATTCTTACCTTTAGTTCCAAATAAAATTACTGAGTTCTCTCTTGAATTAGCTATCTCTGTAATATCTTTAGGGAATAATTTAGATACAATTTTAGATTGTTCTATAACCTCAGGTGCTCCTTCTCTGACAACATTAGACATCTCAAAGAAACGTGTATTCTTACCACCGTTATCTAAGAAACCTACAGTAGTACCTAACGATATGGGATTAGTATTGAAATTAAAATTATATGTTGCTACAGAATTTATCTTAGCAGATACTGGGCTCAAGATATCACTATCAGTAGTTAACATAAACTGCTGATTCTTGGTGAACAATACTAAGCCTTGGTTAACTTGTATACCATCATAGACGATAGCTGGGTATTCAGAACTGCAAGATAGATCTATGTTATCAGTAGCTGTATAAGTGATCGCAGTCTTAGGCCAGAAGTGGAAGAAACCACCAGGTCGAGATAGGTTGATATTCTCATCACTTAGCAGTGCCAACCTATTTCTCCAGAATAACATTTTAGTTATTTTGTTACCTACAAAACTAGGTTCAGGTGCAGTCGTGGAATCACCTACGGGACAATTATCCCATGTAACTTGTTTAACAGTAAAGGTACCATTAGCCTCTCTTATCATCTGTATCGGCATTGTGCCTGGATCAAATGCTACCTTTCTACCAGGTTCAGCACACTCTTCCCATACACCTTCTCCATCTCTATCATTATTACCAAAGAACTTGAGATAATAATCATCTTCTTCAGCGGCACTATTAGCAACTCTTACTACATAACCATGTTTACACTGCCTAGGTAGATCAGCTACATCTTCTATGCTATCTGTAAGTACATTAAGTAACTCACCTACAGGAGTTGCAATATTAAAATCAGCTGCTCCACTGCCTCCATCACTAGCAGTTCTTGTAAGGTATAAACCATTACCTATTTGACTAACTGAAGCATTATTTCCAGATTGAGTGAACTCACCAGTTGCAGTTGAAGCTAAGATACCAGCTCGAATATCACCTAAAATAGCTTGACCTGTAACAGTAGTTTCATTATCAAATGGTGTTGGTAAAGGTCTTACTAAAGCTGCATTTGATTGTACTGCAGATTCACTGTGTTCTTTTATAGTGATTCTATATTGACCATGTGCCATCCAGACGTCAACAGTATCTCCTTCTCTCCAACCTTCTCCACCATATAATAAATCATATGTTGTGGTATAACGACAGTAGTATGTAGGACTAGTACCATCAGTTGGCATAGATTGCCCTGTTGTAACTAGTCTAAAATAAAGATTTTTCCTATCAGCTGCGTTACCACCATTCGGAGTTACAGTATAATTATAACTAGTATTGTTAGCATCTTCAGAAACCCCAGCTTCCCCATGAGTAACTGAGAATATCTTTGTTTTTACACTAGGGCAAAGGCGATCTGCCATAGATTCTGTTGTACATCTACTGGTATAACCAGAACTACCAGGTAAAGTACCACCTGGTGCTTGTGATCCATTAGTATGACAACTATTAGATGAATCTCTTAATCTATCAACATCAATCCTAGTAGCAGTAAATACTGATTGGGTAGTTGTATCATCATATAAATTTATAGCATACTGACTAGCATAAGCTACCTTCCTTAACTCTAAAAATGCTTCAGCAGGTCTAACAGGTTCTACTGTATTAGACATCGCTACAGTTTTAGTCCGATTAGCAAAATAAGTAAAATCGTTCAGAGTTAATGTCTGTATATCAGCATCATCTGTGTGAGTTAAGTAGTTAGTTAATGCAGTTGCTGTACCTGAATCATAGTTAACGGTCATAGAAGCTCCGTCACTACATCTCCATACATTTATATCACCAGTTCTGCTAATTTGTCCTATATATTGTTCAGCTTCATCTCTATAGTAATGAAACCATTTACCATTTGTCTGCGAATTTAATGCAGCTGTACCGTTGTCACTTAAAGATGCAACTAATTTACCACCTGGACGTTTAAGTAATCCATGAGTTAGATCAGGTAATACATTTAATGCATCCTTAACTTGTCCAGGTACTTTTAATTCATCTGGCTGTTGAGATATACCACCATTATAATTTGGTATTGTTTGTGTAATACTTGTCATTATCTTCTTAATGAATGGAAAGGTTGGTAAGATTGATACCTACTTTCATGTGGTATACCAAAGTAAGAGTGATCACCTTGATTACATTCGTACTCCATACACGCTGCTCTTGACATACCCTCTTGAGTTTGTAGCAATTGAACTAATTGAGGGTTAGCTACTAATTGAGTGGCAGCCCTTACTGCAGCTCTGTATGTTATGTATCGTTTAAATACATTAGGTAGATCTTCAAAAGGAAACAGGTAGACAACATCTAAAAATAAGGCATTGTCAAATTCAAACGTATGTGATACAGTATCATATAATAAATACTTACCATTACTATGCTTACGTCTTACAAGATCTCTGGTTTTATTAGTAAAGTTATCATGTAAATCATACCTTAAATAATTAGATGGTATTTCTATATGCTTATTGGTATCAGGTGATACTTCTACATGTGTTTCAATATTACATATCCATCCTTCATTCTGTACATCTTTATTAACTTCGGTTAATATATTATAAATGAAAGCTACTTCAGGATTAGCTAAAGTATTAGCTATTTCTTTTACTCTAAAAATTCTGATGATTACACCAGTAGCAGGTGCAGTAGTAAATGTAACTACACTTCCTGAGATAGTGAAGGCAGTAGTTTCCACACCATCTAGTGTTACTTTTATTTCACTTGATGTTGTAAAAGAGGATACTATATCAAAAGTTTTATCAGAATTGTCTCCAGTATATGTTACTTCTCCTGTCACTTCTTCTATAGTACCGAGAGATGTTACTGGTGATTGACCAATAGCTCCCAGTATTGAGTTCACTGCGGATAGTTCTGTATCGGTGTCAATTGTAGTGGGAGTTGTCATAGGTATAAATTTTTATGAATAAAAAAAAGGGGAGCGTGAGAACTCCCCTATGTTAACTAATAATATTAAGTTACCATCCAGCGGTGTTACCAGATAGAGGTGCTACACCAGCTACAAGTTCAACACAAGCAGCAGGGTTCAAGTAGTCAGAGCCCATTGCTAGACGTCCGAGAATAACATCACCCTGGTAAACCACAGAGATGTCACCACTTGTTACCTGTACTTGAGGACCAATAGCTTCAACTACAGCTGCGCCTTCACGTTGGAAGATGAGTCCGCAAGAGTTAGCGAACTTCTCGTCAGTACCGTAGTTGTTACGTGATCCATAGTCGGTGCCAGTTACAGCTTCGTCGTCGAGCATATCTTCGCCAACGAATGTACCAAGGTTACCAGGTGAGGTTTCACCTACGTCACCTGCGCCAGCTGTTCCACCAAGTTGTGTACCAAACCTTCCGAAGAATGGAATGTTCATGGACTTGTAGATCTTAATGCCTGCAATTTCCATGATACCGCCACCAGACTGTAACGCAGTACCTTGTACGTCACGGTTGATTAGACCGTTAGTAGATACGTTCTGTATTAAAGTGTAGTATTGGCGAGGGTTAAGTACAGCTACACGGCCTTCACCACTAATGCCTTTCTCATCTAAAGCTGCCGCGGCATCATAGAATGCGTCCACGAGCTTTTCAGAATCATAAGCGTTATTAGCTTGTGCTGTAGTACCAACACGGATCTGAGATCCACCTGGTTCTACGAAATTGGTAGCAGAAACTGGAGAAGCAGCACGAGCACCACGTACAATTGAACGGAAGATCTTACGGTCATAAGTTTGAGCTAGTGCATAGCCAATCTTACGAGAGATCTCTCCTCTCAATTCATAATGTGCAAGTGTTTCATCCAGCTCATATACGAATGCTGAGCTGATTAAGAGATCGTCAACTGTGACGGTCTTCTCTGCTACTGGAGGTGCATTGTCAGTGTTACCTAGAATTGCCTGACCAGGGATGTGGTACTCGGCTTTCGTGCGTCCTGTGTAGATGAACTGTAATGATTTACCATTCTTCAAGGTACGCTTGGTAACTAAATCCCTCGCAATAGACTCATGCTGGAACCCTTTGAAGAGTTCACCAGAGAACAACTTAAGATAAAGGTCTCTGTTATTGGATGCGTTGCCAGTTGCATTAGCCCTACCTAGAAAGGTCGGGTTAGAATTGGCAACGTTAGTCTGTTGTGCCATTGTTATGGATAAAGTTTATATTAACGTTCTTCAGCTGAAAATTTTTTGATCATTTTTGTAGGTCTTTCCCTACCGTCTAGACGGCAAAGGGTATCCTGCGTACAGGGCCAGTGCCAATGAAAGGGGAGTCCGACTCTGAGGTGCTCCCATTTCTATCACTCTCCTAAGAGAGCTTCCTCTAACGATTGAGGTTCTCTTTCTTCATCAACACCAGGTGGTTGTAAATCACTAGGGTTAGTGTCAACAGGTTCTTTGATGTCTGGACTTAGCCAGGTAACAGAAGCTGTTGCCTTGTTACTTTGCTGTGCCATTACTCAGATTCCTCTTCTTTTTTCTCCTCTTCAGGAGCTTCTCGTCTACGTGCTGGTCTTTGATCAGCCATTAATAATCCTCCTTAATACATTCGGGACAGGTTCTACAGTGCTCATGTTCATACATGTGCAGACCTTCTATTAGAATAAAGAACCCCAGGACCATAAAAACTACGGCCCATGGGGATTCTAAGTATTTCATCAGAAGCTATACTTTGCTCCCAGCTTGGTACCCCAAGCATTGTCATCGTTGGTATCTGAATCAGCAGTAAGTACTGATAGCTCACCATAGAAGTCAAGCTTCTCGGTGGCAGCTATGTTTGCACCTACCTTACCAGATAGTCTGGTGTCTGAGTCAGCACCATCAACAGCTACAGCTGCGGGACCACCTTGTACATAGTATCCAAGCTTATCAACAGTACCTTCATAACCAACATGGAAGTCAGTTACAGCTGATTGATAATCAGATCCTGTATAAGATGCGTTGTTCTCTACGTTCACGTAGACTCCGGCGGAAGCCGGTAGAGCAACGAGTGTGGAAGCGAGTGCTAGTGCTAATGTTTTCATTAATAAAGTTTAAGTGTTCTTTGTATAAGGCACGCCGCGATACTTTAGTTGGATCTTTTTTTGCATGGATCTTCTCCTTAGTACCACACCCCCGTTCCATGATGTGGTTTCATGCGTTCCATAAAGGAATGAACGGACGCGGTTGCCTGTGGCTTCTACTGGGTTCGACTATCCGAGCCGCCTTAGTTCCCTAGAATACTCCAGGGAAAATTTGTCCGGTGAATATGTAGGCTCCGACTGCTGCATTGAATCCAATCATTGCGAGCCAGCCATTGACACGTTCAGCGTTTTGTAAATACTCTCGTGTTGTTGGAGGTTCGATTACCTCGATCTTTGGTTCACGAGCATGTACGTTTGAGGTCATTAAATTAAAGATTGTAAGTTAATGGCCGAGGACGAAGGTTCGGGTCGGCGCTGTATGGTTTATTTTCTTATTCCAAGTGACTTATACCAAGGTGCTACTGCATTAGTAATAGGTGCTACTGCTGCTTTACCCGCTGCTTTAGCGGGGTTCTTCCAAGCTTCCTTCACTGGATCTATCACTGTTTGTTGTACTTGTTGTTGAGCAGCTTGGTAAGCTTGGTTGACGCACATAATTTATCTCCTAAATTAAAAGTTTAAATCAGAACGATCTAATTTCTCAATTATATCCTGTCTATAAGCAGGATCTTTATCATATCTAGGGTCAGACATAGCTGCTACTAGTTCAGGCTGACTTCTGAATACATCTCCTGAAGTCCTTGAACCTTTACCAGTTAACATCCTACCTTCATACCCATTGGCTTCATCATATTGTGCTTTAAGTCCTGCCACTGCTAGTTGAATCATTTGTACATTACCTGAGCTGACTACGTTATCGAAAGCTTCTGTTGCTTTTGCATCTAGATTTTGATCAGCCCATCTCACTAGATTATTGTATTGTGTATCACCACCTACTGAATTTTTAATTCTATTGATATCAGCATCAGCTATATCTTGTACAGGTGTGCTCTGATCTTGTGGATTGTTCTTAACAATATCCATGTAAGCATCAACAAGATCTCGGCTACTCATACTAGAGAATTTCTCTATCGTTTCTTCTGAAAGCTTACCATCATTAGAGTAGTATTCATTAGAAGCTTCTGTTACTAAGGCAACTGCTGGGCTAACTTCTTTAGAACCTTCTTCAGATTCTTCCGGCAACACTTCTTCGGATTCACTTTCAGCTTCAGCTTTACTGTCTTGGTCATTGGATCCTAATTTCTTTTCAAGTTCAATGTATGCTTTCTCTAATTCCTGAGCATTCTCATACTTACCAGCAAGTAATTGTTCTTGCTCATTAACTATTTCAGTACCAACCTTCAGAGAATCTTGCTCATCAGGTGTTAAATTATCTTCTCTGGATTCTGTATCAACACCAGAATCATATGTTAAAGTTTCTGCCATGTTATTCTTGTGGTGGGAGTGTTGCTTCGTTCTTGCTAGGATCTAAACCAGGTGCACTAGCTAATTGACCTGCTTGATCAATTAAAGATTGCTGTGCTTGTACCTGTTGTTGTTGAGCCTGCTCTTCCTGTATCTGTTGTTCAGTCTTAACTAGGTTAAGGACATCGATACCTTGAGCTGCTGCTAACCTCTTGATAGCTTCAGAAGCATTAATGAATTGCATCAGTGCTTCAGGACCAAGTGTTTGAGCAATGGTACCTATGAATTGAGTAAGACTTTCTCTATCTTGTCCTCTACCTAAAGCATTAACTCCAGCTACTATAGAGGGGCGTACCAAATCTTTAGGGATTTTAGGTATCTGACCACTCCTAGTAAGAACTAGTAAGGTTCTGTTTAAGTATGGTACTAGGAATTCAACAGTAAGTAGTGAGAAAATACCACCTAGTTGTTGCTCCAGTTCCATCTGTGTTAGCCTGACTTCTTCTGCTGTAACACGTTCAGCTTGACGTACACTCATTAATAAGAATGCATCACTCAATCTCTTCTCAATTTGTTGAGCCATGTTAGCAGCTGTACCAAAGTCAGCTGTCTTACCTACTTGTATAACAGCCACGTCTTCCGGCCTACCTTGTACGATAGCACCGTTACCAGCATTGGCTATAGTGGCTGGTTTCGTAGTTGATGATGGTGATACAAGGAAGATCACTTTAGCAGCTGCTGAAGCGCCTTCTACGAGTGCCTGAGAGAGTCCTTCGAGTGACTTAAGATCACCTACGAATTCCTCTACCCTACCTCTACCATAATCTTCACCGTCAACTGTATTGAATCGGAGAACTAACCATGGACTTGCAGATTTCGGTGCTGTGCTACGGCTACCAGGTATTATCATACCATTGACTTCCTGGTACCAAACCCAACGACCACTGCTGCTATCCAATTTAACACAAGTGTATACTTCTACGTCGTCTCCATCTGAGCCTGATACACCTTCATCTACTACAGAATTAGGTTGCTTTTTAGGGAGCTCAAATCCTAAAACTTTTCTACTTATTAGTTCCTTTGTTACTATCTCTAAGATGTTACCGTTACCATCACGGTTAACAACGTACCTATTTAATGGGAAATGTTTAAGGCCATCCTTACCCATAAAGATTAGAGCATTACCACCTACAATCAGGTGCTTCAATGCTTGGTGAACTACTACTCTATCACTAGAAGCTGCGATGTAATCCATGACCATTCTCTCCATCTTGGAGAAGGATAGGTCAAGCTCACTCCTGATCTGTGGATCAAGATCTTCACCAAGTTTATCATCTCTAACCTGTAACTTAAAGAAAGTAGTTTGAGGTGGGAGTAACGCTAGCATTAATTTAGCAGCTAACGTTACTACACACTTCGCGCCTACACTCTGCCAAGGAGTGAAGACTTTCTTATGGTTAGGATGTGAACTATTATCTTCTGTGATTAAATAAGGTAACGTGAGATCTGAACAGTCAATAGCAGTCCTCAGGAACTGAGAGCGACCACTAGTTAATTGATTGTACCTCTCACGTGCGTTCATGTACTAACGCCTCCTGCTGGTCCGTCCTGACCACCTGTTGATACTGATGGATCAAGTTTGATTCTCAATGATCCTGTACCTTTACCGTATGTATTCTGTTGCTTCTTAGTTTCAGCTCGTCTGACTTTAGGATTCACTTCTGTTTGAAGTGGTTCAGGGTCAGGTAACGGTGCACGTGGTGGCTCTGGTGGTGGTGGAGGTGGTGCTAAAGGTGGTGGTGGTGGCGGGGTTGGCGTTGGTGCAGAAAATCTAATACACATTTTTAAATTTCATCCTCCATAATGGATTTTATATAATCAATAACGCTGGCTTGGCCCGCACGATACATGATCGATTCGATAGGTTCCTTAGGATGAACTGGTTTCCAACCGAAGTGGGAATCAAGCCTGCTAATTAGTTCATCCAGTCTTTCATTGTGTAGCTTAAGCGTACTTAGGGAGATTGGTGTTTGCATGTTCGAAGAACGCTGGCATTCGAGCTCGCTGTGTCTCAGAAAACTCTGGGGCTTTCCCTTCATACATTAAGCGATCGCTCGCATCCAGCCAAAATTTTTTGTCTAAATATTTATCGGTAGTATTTATACCTAGAGGTTTAACAATCCAGTTAATGGTGGCTTTCCTAAGTTTATCCAAAGAATTAGAAGGACGTAGACCCAGCTCACGACATACAAGACTATTAGCTCCGACGTGGATTTGTTCGTCGCGCGAAATGTCAGCAGATATTGTACGCAAAGCAGCATCCCCATTAAACCTAAAGAAAGGGAGTAAAACAAAGAAGATGGCCCGCTCGGCGACCAGAGCTTTTGTAATGGTGTGGTCAGGGTGATTAATCCAAGCATCTCTTAATAGTTTTCCTTCTTTTTCATCATTTTCATTTGTACCAAGGGCATCTGCATAGTATCCCAATGCAAGATCATGCCTCTCTTCGTCTTTAACATTATCCTCTAGTAATTTTCTAGCGTTTTCGGGAACAGTCTTTTCAAGACCTTCCGTAATAAAGGCACCGACTGGTAACTCCAGATGACGTGCAGCGAGCGCACGCCTAATAGTATCCTTTGCTTCATCTTTAATTACTCCAACGGTGGGTTTTACGGGGGACCATTTGCGTTTACGGTCCAATAGAATTTCATACGGATGTTTTCTCATTATTCTTGGCAATCACAAGTTACAGGTTCATTTAGAATGTCCTGTAAGTAATCATCGACTTCGGCTTGATCTAATGCTGCATACGCATCGGTCTTATCCTGTACATCGCCCATTACTTGCAGGGAATAGTAAAGGGAGGTCTGGGGTGACAGTAACCACTCTTCCACGAATTCACGATCGTAGGTTACCACATCACTCCAAGAGTTGAATGAGTATCCGTGAAGAAGTCCCGTATTATCATACATTTTCATCAGTTCGTCTGCTACTTTCTTGTAAGCATCCCAACCGACTTCACTAGCGATTTCTACATCGCCATAATCATAGCTCTGTACACCAAAGGTACCAGAGTCTCTATCTACCTTCCGACTAATCGGAGGTGCTATCTCAGGTGTGGCTGTGAATCCAGCCAGATCTTCACTCCTATAAGAACAGGAGGCAGTAGGAGCTATAGCAAAAGCTCTTACCATATTATTTTCTTCAGCAATATCAGCAGCTTTTTGTATACCTAACATTAGGTTAAAAGCTATCTGATAAGGTAATCCAGCACCGTACTCACCATTGTTTACATTCTCCAGTTGTTTACCAAACTGTTCATAAGTTACGTGGTATTTTCTGAGGAGATTGGCGAGGCCGAGAACTCCGAGCCCAACTTGGCGGTCGATATCAGCTGGCAAGTATTCTCCAGTTGCTCCAACACCTGTCCTACCATGGAGCTCGCACAGTTGGGACATACCTTCAACGAAAGCCTGCTCGATGGTGCTAAGCTCACAGGCTGCGAGATTGACATGCTGTAACAAGCATGTTCCACGTGAGGGCAGGTAAACCTCAAGACAGACGTTGCCATAGATTCGTTTTCCTTGTTCGTCATGTTTTACTTTGTTGAGCCAAATGTCTCCAGATTTTATGCCGTAGAGTAAGGCATCTTTTACTTGATTATCACAGCTTTGCCACCATCCGGCTTCAATATCAACACATCGTTTGACCCACGGGAGTTCCTCTCTGGGAGTAGTAATAAACTCAAGGATGTCAGGATGGCACAAGTCAAGATGAAGTACCACAGCACCGTTTTTGTAGATGCCTCCTCTTCGTAATGTTTCATTAAGTGATGAGTAGATTTTGCCAAAGGATACTGGGCCAGAAGCTGTAAGACCCTTTCCGTTTTCTGCTCCTTTGGGACGGAGCTTTGATAAATGCACAGCAACTCCTGCTCCAAAGCGGAGTCCGTGGCTGACGTATCTCCAGCTTGCTTCGATGCCATCTTTTCCCTCCATAGAATCCTCTACGACAAAGACGGTGCAGCTTACTGGGAGTCTTGATTCTGGGTTATCCAACCAAGATTGGACCCGACCAGTGCGGGATATTACGTTAGCAGTCATTTCAAATTAAATCAGATAGATCAGGTGGTTTGTAGTTCGGTCCTTTTAAGACCTTACCATCTTTCTCTCGGCGTATTGGTTTACCGTCCTCTCCGAGCTTGGACAAATTACTTAAGTGTACTCTATTAAGAGCTTCATCTAAGAACCAATGCATGTTTTCTGCATACTGATAGCATACATATACTAAATCAGCTAGTTCTTTTAAGCAATCCTCCTGATGATTTTGACCATGTTTGAACATGAAGCCATCAGCTTCAAGGAACTCTTTAAATTCCTCAACTATAAGATCCTTCTGATACGATCTCGTCATACGTGAAGGATTGTTCAGGACTCCGTACTTGGATCGGAATTCCTTCGCCTGATCTGATAGAAAGGTTCTCTTCATGCTCAAGTTCATTCTCTAGGTAGTGGATTGCTTTTTGTAAGTCTTGTATTTTACTATCCTTGTAACCTGCTCTGCAGATATACTTGATAGCATTGCCGAGGTGGAAGTTTAGTCCTTGTTCTCTAATAAAATCCCAAACATCGCTGGTACCTCGTTGATAGTAGGATGGACCTTTGGCCATTTGTTAACTAAGTTAATCATTGAATTAGCTAGAATAAAATTCTGTTTCTGTAACGCCATGAAGACAGTAATAATATCTTCTTTAGATGTCTCAGGTTTATTCAAAGCATCTTGGATGTTTCTAAGCTTTAGATCCTGCTCCATTGTTAACTTCGTAATCGGCTGCGGGATCCCATAATCTTGGTTTTTGTTTTTTAAAGTCATAGTCATCAGCAGTTAAAATACGAGCTAATCTAGCATTGATTAAAGCTTCAGTTTCAGGTAAGTCTTTCTCTGCGAAAGCTTTTAACACTGTTTTCCAGGAGTATCCTTTATCTTCGAAGAGTGAAACAGCTCGTTTAACCCCGATTCCAGGAACTCCTCCATATCCATCGGTTTGGTCTCCTGCAAGGGTTTGGATGAGGTGCCACTTGGCTCCTTCTTCGGGTGTGACA